AAAAATGACCGAGAGGTGGTGACATGCCGAATGAACAGAACCTTATACCGATGGACCGGCGAAGCAAGAGTGAAGCAAGAGAACTTGGGCGAGAAGGTGGCCGTGCATCCGGCGCGTCACGAAGATTGAAACGAAGCCTGAAAGAAGCTGCCGAACTATACTTGTCGCTTCCCGTGTCTGATAAGAAGACTTGGAACAAGCTGGCTGGAGATGGCTTAGAGCCAGAAGATGTCGACAATCAAATGGCGGTTATCGCCGGACTGACCATAAAGGCTATGAAGGGCGATGCAAAGGCGGCAAAAGTACTTTTTGATTTGATAGGAGACAGTGGAGAAGAAGGTGAGCTTCATCCATTGGTTCGAGATATGTATGATTCGAGGAACAAATGAGCCTGTCAGATAAGCAGACCGAATTTATAAACCGAAACTTTGATCGAACGCTGGATGTGGCGGAGGGAACCCCTAGAAGCGGCAAAACGACAGCCTGTATTCTGCGGTTTTATGATTTCCTCAATACATCCAAAGACAGCAATTTTTTAGTTGTTGGCGCATCACAGCAGCAGGCGTTCCGGCTGGTCATGGACGGGGACGGGAATGGGTTGATGCACCTGTTTGGAAAACAGGCTCGTATTAAGCACGATGACCACGGAGACCACTTGGAGGCATTGTCCTACACCGGGCTAAAGAAGATTTACTATAAGGGCGGGGCTAAAGCGGATAGCGACAAAGCCATACGGGGTTTATCCCTGGGTGGCGTATACTTCTGCGAGATTGACATCCTGCACATGAACATGATTCAGGAGTGCTTCCGAAGAACATATGCGGCAGATATTCGCTGGCATCTAGCCGATCTAAACCCTCCGGCACCTATGCATCCAGTCATTACAGAAGTATTTGATGTACAGGACACTCGCTGGACGCATTGGACGGTGGATGACAATCCCATCATTACGCCGGAGCGAAAGGAAGAGCTGCGCCGAACGCTGGAGCGCAATCCATATCTTTATAAGCGTGACTGGTTGGGGGAGCGCTGTATTCCGCAAGGCGTAATCTACTCCATGTTTGACCACCAGAAACACATCCTGCCTCGTTTGCCAGACGATGCAAAACCTATCGAAATGTATTTCTCTGGTGATGGAGGATTGACCGATGCAACCAGTGTATCATGCAACCTAATCTGTCGTACAAAGAAAGGCCTTGCGCTATACCGTGTTGCTGGATGGTATTACGATGGAGGCAACAAGGCTATGAGTGTACAGGCAAGAGAACTAGCCGGAACATTTGCACCATATTGCCGCAACAAGTTTGGGATGCGTGAGGATGCATGGTACATAGACCCGGCGTGCAAGGCACTGCGGAAAGAACTAGAACTTTACGGAATCGACGCGCTGAACGCGGACAACAACGCCCACGACATCCGGGGCAGCACCAAAGGGATCAAGGTGGGTATCGAGTACACGCAGAACATGATCCAGGATGGGCATTTCTTCTTGGTGGAAAATGAGGAATATGGACACTTGGATTTTATCAAGGAAATCGGGATGTACTGCGTGGACGACCACGGAAATCCGGTGGATGCCTATAACCACGCAATGGACGAGTTGCGGTATTCCATCAACTATTTCGTAAAGCAGTACATGTATTAGGGGGGGGTGAACCCTACGAGTTTTGTAAAAAATATTCTTCTGTATCTAGCTCAAAAAGTCGGATTAGAGCTTCAGGATAAACCAGTTTACAGAGACGATTACAGCGACATGAAAAATATTTCCGTGACGGCTGTAATTGCGAATAAGGTTTCGACGCTCGCCATGCAGGACAGCACGATTACCATTGAAGGGGACAGCGCACGGGCACAGTTCATTCAAGGATTCTTAGATTACTACCTGGGAGACCGCATGGATGTTGCTGCAGAGGTGGCGCTAGGAACCGGTGATTGCATTATCAAACCTTATACAGATGGAAAACGCATTGGGGTAGACATTGTTAAAAATGGGGACTTTGCTGTGTGCGAGTCCATTGGAAATGACATACTTTCCTGCATCTTGAAAGTTGGCGAGATCAAAAACGATTCCGGACTATATCAGCGGTACGAAATCCAGATGGTAAAGGAGGCTCAAACCAAAAACGGGCAGGATGCAAGCGCACTCATTATCCGAAATGTAGCCTTTAAGGGTAGCAACGAGATTCCATTGAGCCAAATCCCGGCATGGAAGGATATTCCGGAGGAGCAAATCATTCCCAATGTAGATAGGCCGCTATTTGGCCGATATAAGTCGCCCACAGTCAATCGGGCAGACGTGAATGGTGTGAACGGTGTAAAAATCACGGCGGGAGTGGATGGCCCGATGGAAAAGGCGATTGAAGCATATGAGCGGTTCAACCGGGAGTATGACGCCAAAGAGACCATGATCTTTGCGGACAAGACGCTGTTGGTAAAGGATGAAAACGGCAATGTCATCCTGCCGCAGAAAAAGCGGCGGATTGTCCAGTTTATGCGGGGCGCAGGAGAAAACGCAAATCCTGGAAAGTTGATACAGGAGTTTTCCCCGGAGATTCGAGGGACAGATTTAGAAGTCGGTATTACTGTTAATAACAAAATGGTGGAGCTTCTATGTGGACTTTCCCCTGGAATTCTAACACCGCCAACGACATCCTACGCAACGGCCACAGAGATGCGAGCTGCACTTAATTCTACATTTGCGGTTATTACAAAGTTCCGAAGAACCTTAGAACAGGGAACAGATGACCTTTTATATGCGGTGGATGTGATTGCAAACTACAACAATCTGGCACCTATTGGAGACTGGGAAACGCATTACGATTGGTCTGCATCTTATATTGAACAACTAAACGAACACTTCAACCAATTGACTGTTTCTGAAGGTATCGGCGCTGTGGAAAAGGCAGAGGTTCGTGCATGGGTGATGGATGAACCCTATGAGACAGCTAAGGCCAGAGTGGAAGAAATTGCAGAGGAAACAGGGAACCAGTACCTGCAGGAGGCGGCATTACAGCCGGTGATCAATGAGCCGATTGCTGAATGAATCGTGGATTGAGGGACTTCCAGATAACATTGTTGATAATCTTGAAACCCTGAATAATTATGTTGTACAACGCATCTGCGAGCGCATCCGGAAGATCGGAGATATCGGAACAGCGGATGCTTACCGGTTAAAAACAGCTATTGAGTACGCCGGAGCGGATATCAAGGCCATAGAAAAAGAAGTGGCCCGCATCATGGGCGCAAATCAACAGGAGATAGAACGGCTTTTTGAAGAGGTGGCAAAAGAGAATGTAGATTTTGCAAACACGTTTTATAAGGCTCGCAATATGGACCTGCTGCAAAGATACACATCCCGTTCCGCACTGACATCTTTTGTTGATGCAGTCAAACGGCAGGCTCTAGACGGAACGGCAAATATTTCAAACACCTATATGATTGGTTTCAAGCGAGGAAAACAAATCATCCCGCTGCGGGAATATTACATTTCTACCATTGACCGAGCAATTACCTATGTACAGACCGGTGTTGTAGATTATCAGAGCGCCATGCGTTCTACAGTCCGCGAGATGGCGCAAAGCGGCCTGCGCAGAGTGACTTGGGAAAGTGGATATTCCCGCCGCCTGGATTCCTCCGCCCGCATGAATATCCTGGAGGGTGTACGGCGGCTCAACAGCCAGATGATGGAAGAAACGGGCCGGGAATTCGGTGCCGACGGCGTGGAGATTTCCGCCCACGGACTATGCGCTCCAGACCACCGGGACATCCAGGGCAAGCAGTACAGCAAAGAGGAATTTGAACGGCTGAACCGACGGTTGGAACGGCCCATTGGCACACTGAACTGTCAGCACTTTATTACGCCGATTATTTTAGGCGTATCTAAGCCGGTTTACAGCCGTAAGGAATTAGCGGACATCAACAAACGTTCCGCTGAGAGAATCGAGTATAAGGGGCAAAAAATGAGCCGCTACGAGGCCAGCCAGAAGCAGCGGCAGATGGAGACGGCGATCCGCTATGCTAAGGACGAGCGGGACGCCATGATAGCAGCCGGGGATAAGTTGGGAGCCGCGCAAGCCCGGAAGAAGTCTGCAGCATTGGGCGCGGAATACAAGCGGTTTTGCGAACAGGCGGGGCTTACGCCCAGGCCGGAAAGGACACGCTCTATGACAGGGCCGACGGTGCAGAAAATATGACGGTAAACATTCTTGGCACAAAGTACAGCGTTGTATTTGTTTCGGAGGAAAAAGAACCACGCCTAAAAGACTGCGACGGTTTCTGCGACGAGACCACGAAAGAGATTGTTGTCGAAAACTATAAGCGTGGAGAACCCGGCAGCAAGGGCAAGTTGGAGTTGCAGGAGCAAAAAAACATCCGCCACGAAATCATCCACGCTTTCCTGTTTGAGAGCGGTCTAGCTGAAAACAGTTCATGGGCGCAGGAAGAAGAAATGGTAGACTGGTTTGCCAAGCAGGCTCCAAAACTGGTAAAAGCGTGGCAGGAGGCTGGAGGGTTATGATTTAGGCTTCACCGCCCCGCGCAATATCCGCGCGGATAAGGCTCTTGATGTACCCGGCCTTGCTGGGAACGCTGTCTAGCCGCTGGATAATGTCCTGTTCCGTGGTCTCAACTAGACGGATTGTCAGCATCTTTGTGTGGGCTTTGTGATAACGGTCTTGAGGGGTTTCTTTTCTTTCTTTGATAAGTATCTCTCCCTTCAAAAGGTTGGGGGGGGCCGGTTTCCCGGCCCCATGGTGATTACTGCTGGGAACCTGTGATATAAGCATCAATCAGTTTTTCCAGCTCAGCGGCGGTGTAAGTCTTATCCGGGTCTTGCTTCAAGATTCGGAGTAAGTCATACGCCATGGCCTTTTGAACGTCCTTGCGTTCGTTTTCAGTAGGCATTTACTCGCCCCCTTTCTGATTATAGTATAGCATAGGTATATACCTATGTCAAGAGTTTTTTCAAATATTTCTGATAAAACTCGCAAACGCGAATTTTATACAACTTCCCTCTTGGCGCGGAGGTTTAACTGCGCTCGTTCCCCGTATCGGTGTGGGCGCACCGGATTTATAAATCAAAGTCCTTTAGGGAACGGAAAGGAACAACATGGATTTTACCAGCATTTTCAACGGAGAGGCTTTGACCCTGGCACAGTTCAACGAAAAGACAAAGGGCATGAAACTGGCGGATTTGTCCACTGGAGAATATGTGGAAAAGGGAAAAGACGATAAGCAGAAGAAGGATATTGAGTCCTTAAAGCAGCAGATTGCCGAAAAGGATGAGACTATCGCCAATCTGGAAAAAGCAAAAGGAGATGCCGATTCCATGCAGAAAGAATTGGACCGTTACAAACAGGCGGAAGCAGACCGGGAAAAAGCGGAAAAGGAGGCACAGATGGACGCCATCCTGACACAGACCGCAGAGAGCGCCCTGGAGGGCCGTGAGTTTGTCAACGATTATACCCGTACCTATTTCCTGGGGGAGCTGAAGAAGGCCATTCAAGACCCCGCAAACAAAGGCAAGAAGCCCGCTGATCTGTTTGCCGACATGACAAAGGATGTGGACGGCGTTTTCAAAAATCCTCAGCACGAGCCGTTGAAGATCGCAGGAGTTACCAAAACCGATACCAGCGGCAACATGACCAAAGATCAGATTATGAGCATCAGGGATGCCTCTGAACGTCAGGCCGCGATTGCCGCGCATCTTGATCTATTTGGAAAGGAATAAATAACATGGCTGCAAAAGAAAACTTGACAAAAACTTCAGATATTCAATCTACCGCGCGGGTTATTGATTTTGTAACCCGGTTTGCCCGCAACTGGGAACACCTGCGGGAGATTCTTGGTATCATGCGCCCCATCCGCAAGGAGCCTGGTTCTGTTCTGAAGAGCAAAACCGCATCCGTAACATTGCAGAGCGGCACTGTTGGGGAGGGCGAGGAAATCCCCTACTCCAAGGCCACGGTGGTTGAAACACCTTACGAAGAAATGACCGTGGAAAAGTATGCGAAGGCTGTCTCTATTGAGTCCATCAAAACCTATGGTTATGATGTGGCTGTTGGCATGACCGACGACGCGTTTCTGTATGAGCTGCAGGATAATGTGACCCGCCGCTTTTACTCCTACCTCAACACCGGCACGCTAACAAGTTCGGAAACCACCTGGCAGCGGGCACTGGCTATGGCAAAGGGTCGGGTTATCAACAAATTTAAGCAGATTCATCGCACGGTAACCAACGTGGTTGGATTTGTGAATGTGCTTGATCTGTACGATTATCTGGGCGACGCCAATATCACCATTCAGACCGCATTTGGCTTCCAGTATGTGCAAAACTTCATGGGCTTTTCCACTGTGTTTCTGCTGTCTGATGAGGAAATCCAGCGTGGACGTGTGATTGCAACCCCAGTTGAGAACATTGTCCTGTATTACGTCGATCCGTCTACCAGCGACTTTGCCCGGGCTGGGCTGGTCTATACCACGG